CCTGCAGTTGCTAAGGGGGGTTACTTTTCCTCCTGCAGCAGTGGCGATCCTCGCGGATCGTCTACTACAGAAAGTGGTTGTTACCCCCCGAACACCAGGTGGCCATAGGCCACTTGATATGACGGTTGTACACCATCGCACTCCTCTGACCTCGCATCTATGGCAGATACGAGGATTTTACCGGTAGAACCGGCACCCACTGCCAGCGTACTTGATTAGAGTGTCGCTGTGCAGTCTTCTCCAAATGACCCCCAGACCGCGCAATTAGCGGAGTTAGGAAAAACTTGAAGAGAGCTGGATAACCATCCAGGACGTCTGTCGACATCGCCGGACGTGCTACAGGAGCCTTGAGTTCGGCTCTTTGTAGCTTCGCATTCATGCGGGTGCGAACCCTCACTTTGCTACGCGTTACCCAACCAATGACGCCAGATTCTCGAGGGACGTACGGGAGCTTCCCGCGCGCCTTCTCTACGATCTGCTTTATGACGTTGCTAAGCGAGTAGTATCCCTCCAACCACAACTGATTGGACGTACTCACCAGCGTGGCCAAATCGTCATCGCTGACTGCAGTTGAACGCGGATCAAGCCGGTAGTAAACTGGGGTCACATTAGACCCATGGAATGCGTCGACACCGCAGCTCTCGCGGAAGTTTCCTTCCGAGAAGCTTTTGGTGCGATTCACCCTCAGCCCTACCGACTCTAATGCGTTCGCCACTTCGGTTGCATAGTGCGCGGGGACTACGATATCATCCCCATAACAACGCACTTCACCCAGACAGCGCCGCAGCGTCTCCTTTCGTAGGGGGCGACCCCCACTACAGGCCATGGTTACTCCGCAGATTAACGCGAAGACCACGGACTGAACTGGAAACGTTGTAGCGTTACCCATACCGGCGTACTTCTTCATCGGGGTTTTGCCCCTCAGAAGAGACCTAGTCTTTTGGACCATCCCGTAAAACTTGGGATGTGCCCAGAAAGCGTGTTCAACCACCTTATTTAGGAGGAGATCGCTCGCTGAGGATAGGTCAAGAGTAGCCCAGTAACCGGTACGAGAGCCTTCCATAGCCAACTGTTGATTGAGGCTTTGGTCGGTCAAATCGAGTGACTGCGAAAGGAGCGGACAAAAAGAAATCCGCTCCCTTAACACAGCATTCAAGCCCTGCTGATAAAACTGCATTAGCAGGGGCTCTACCGTGATGCCTCTCCGAGCTGTTACACTCTTTGGAACAGTCACGAACCTCGATTCGGTCTTGGGGAGGGATTTAGCTGCTGAGAACATCCCTTTGTCGGTTTCGACCAGATTAAGGTCGTACCCGCTTTCAGGGAACAGATCGTATTCTTCGATCTGATCAACAAAGGTGGTCCACTTTTGGTTTCCCACCACTCTCTCAGCAACTGCACCGGGGCCGTGCCGGCCACGCTCGTAAACCTGGTCAAGATTATCGTCCAGGCCACAGAGTACGTAATGGCTAGCACGCCTAAGACGCAGAGACATAGTACTATCGATCTCTGTATCCCTGTCTTCTTTCTCATAG